TGGGTTAAGTTCAATAAACAAGTTTTATTTCCACATCATTTAATAGCTACTGGAACTACCGCAAAGTTACTAAGTGAGATTAATATTGATGAGATCAGTCCAGACTGGCCAGGTAAAGGAGATTATTATAATACTTATTTAGCTGTAACTCCTGTTCTTTCAGGACCACTTGGAGGAGATCAAATGATAGGAGCTATGATTGCTCAAGGACAAATTGATGTATTAATTTTCTTTTGTGATAATCTTATTACTCAAGGGCATCAAACTGATATATCTGCATTAACTCGTTTAGCATCATTATACAATATTGCTTTTGCAACAAATAGAACTACTGCGGACATGATTCTTACATCCTCATTATTTGGAAATGAAGATTATGTTCCTATTAAACAAGATTTTAGTTCTTATTTAAATAGAAAATTATAGATAATTTAAAAATAAGAAGATATGAGTAAAGTAGTTAAATTTTATTACACTAGACCTCTTTCCTTTCTTGAAGTAGCAATTGTGCCAATTCGAGAAACTGTAGCAGTACCTCAGCAAAAAACTCGTATGAGTAAGCGATATACAATTGCTGCAATATACGATGAGGAAGCTAAAACTATTAAGTTTGGTCTTGCAACATGTGTTCCTGCCGATCCTTTTGTTAAAAAGATTGGTCGAGAAATTGCTGAAAAGAGAGCAGAAACTGAACCTTTCTTTGAAGTAAAAGATTTTGATGGAACTTTTGCAGATTTTAGGCGTTTGGTTATAGAGGTTGGTACTAATAAAGAAGAGGAATTACTTTATCGGAAGTATAACCGTTATATGCAGGCTGCTGATGAAAATCCTAGATCTAGCATTTAAAGGGAAGGTAACCCTTTCTTTGGAAAAAGAACAAGACTTCTTAAAAGATTTCGAAGACTTACTAGCTAAACACGATGCCTATTTTGATGGCACAATTAGGTCTTATGAATTTGACGATTGTGAAATTATAGAAGAAATTGAAGAAGTGAGAAGTTAATATTCCAATTTTTGATAAAGACATTTTAGTTATTCAGGATGAAGATATAAGTAAGATAATATCTTATTTGGAAGATATGTATTCTGTACATCTTGAGTACCAGTCTAACTTAACAGATGGTATTACTTGTATACTACCTAATGGACTAATTGTTATTGGACTAACTAATAACGATCCATATATTGCTTTACACGAATGTACTCATGCTGTATTTGCTTTAAAAGAGATAATAGGATGATCAGATAATGATGAAGAAGTATTTTGTTATACTTTAGAATGAGTCTATAAGCATGTAACAAAGTATATAAATTCTCATGATTAGAGTATATACAGATGGTAGTTATAAACCAACATTAAATCAAGGTGGATATTCTTCAGTTATAACTGAAGATGGAAAAGTAATTAAAATTCTTTATCAAGGTTTTAAAAATACTACTAATAATAGACAGGAACTAAAAGGAGTTTTAGAAGCCTTAAAGTATTTTAAAACTCCTCAAGTTCTTGAAATTTATTCTGATTCAAGCTATGTAGTTAGTAGTATAAATAATGGCCATGTGGCTAGATGAATCGAAGAAAAAGACGATTCAAAGAAAAATATGGATTTATGAACTGAAATCTACAAGTTAATTCAGTTTCATAAAGTTACATTTGTCTGAGTAAAAGGACATAATAACAATGAATTTAATGAACTTGCAGATTTATATGCACAACATGCTGCAGAATGTTTAGAATTAACAGAAGATGAAAAGTTTTAAATTAAGAAAAATTGGAAATCATTGGTATCCTTGTATTGATCATGAACTTGGAGATCCTATTAATCTTACTGAGAAAGTTGATCGATATTTAAATATATTAGATCTCTCTAAATCAGGAGAAATTACAGTAGAACTAGAAGAATTAGGAATTTTATTTGGAGGTATAAATATTATCTATTTTAACGAAGAGGATATTGTTCGATACTTGACTACTGATGATAATTTTGATATTCGTTTTGTTGTAAACGAACATGAGTTTCTTATATCTTCTGATGTTTATTGGTTATTAGAAAATCAATTTAATTTTAATTTTCATAAGACTAGTTATAAAATTCATATTTATTAGAGATAGCAGAAATGCTTTGTATTTTTAACCATTATAATTATGGTAGTTAAAGAAACTGCAAAGGACCCTACTGGACCTAAAGATATTAGTAGGAGAGAATGTACATTAAGTAAGGAAATTCAGGAGTTATTACTTCGACAACTTAAACACGAATTACAAAATCATAATATATATATGAACTTTGCTAATTATTTTGGAGTTCGTGGATTTGTGGTTCTTGAAGAGTATTTTAAATTAAGAGCTGATGAAGAGTATTTGCATCATAGTTGGATTCGTAAATATCTAAATGAAAATGATGCAGAATATATTTATCCTACTATTGATCAATTTGATAAGAAGATAGTAGATATGGTTGATCCGTTCAAGATGACTGTTGATCTTGAAATTGAAACTACTCAAATGATCTATGAAATAGTTGATCAAGCTGCTACTGAATGTGATTGGGCAACGTTTAACTGGCTTAATGGTCATGATTCTATAACAGGTATGCTTGTAAATGAGCAGGTAGTTTTCTGCCTGATTGTTTAGAAATAAACAATACAAACAAATCAAAAACGGTGAAGGCTGAGACGCTAATACCGTGCTAATTTTAAATTTAAATAATTTAAAACAGTGTAACGCATAGGTTTTGAACCTAATTTGTTTGTGAGTCTGAAAAAGAATTTGTATATTTGTATCATGTTTAATTAAATTATATTAATATATGAATAACAATAAACAAATTTATGAAGGAAAAGTTATGTCTTCAAATAATTCAGGAGATTTTGTAATCTTAGAATATATTGATGCGTATCACGTTAGAATAAAGTTTTTACAAACTGGAACTATAATTACTGCAGAACTAGGAAATCTAAGAAAAGGTGCAGTTAAAGATCCATATTATCCATCTATATACGGTATAGGATATTTTGGAATTGGTCCTTATAGTTCAAGGGTAAAAAATGGTAAACAAACTCGTTGTTATAAAATTTGAAAAGAAATGATTGGAAGGTGTTATTGTTCAACTGTTTCTGAGTATAAAAATTATGGAGGTTGTGGAGTTACCGTTTGTTCTGAATGACTAAATTTTCAGAATTACGCTAAATGATATTATGATAATTGTTATAATGAAACTTTTGTAGTAGATAAAGATTTCCTAGTTAAGGGAAATAAAATATATGAACCAAACTATTGTTGTTTTATACCAGCAGAAATTAATAGTGTAATTACTTTACGTAATACTGTAAGAGGAAGTACTCCTCTAGGAGTTAGAATTAAAGATAATAAAATAATAGCACAAATTAATTATATGGGAAAGAAAAAACATCTTGGTACATTTTCTACTATAGAAGAAGCATTTGCAATATATAAAAAGAATAAAGAAGCCTGTCTAAAAGAGTATGCAAATAAATATAAGGATATTCTTCCTAAACAGGTATATAATGCAATATATAATTATCAGATATTAATAACAGATTAGAATAAAATAAACCCAAGAGTGATTTGCCCTTAACAGGTAATGCTGAAGGTGAAAATATATGCTGAACTACAGAGAACACGAATCTGTAGAAGTTAAGATAAAAAGCTTAACGATAACAAAAATTGAGAAGAAGAATCTATTAGTCGTACAGCTTTAGATATTGCAGAATCAGAAGGTTCTTGGCTTCGGAAAGAGAAGTCTATTATGAACGCTTATAAAGGCGATACTGATTAATAGTTAAATCTATGTTAATTCAACTTCCAGATACAATTAAAGACTTATACTTTGTTGGCGATGTTCATGCTGGATGAAATATAGTTACTTATTATATTCGACAATACAAAATTAAGGACTCTGTTTTTATTTTTTGTGGAGATGTTGGTATTGGATTTGAAAGTCTAATGCATTATGCTAATTGTGTAGTTCCTCAACTTCATAAGACATTAAAGAAATTTAATGACATATTTATTTGGGTTAGAGGTAATCATGATGATCCATCCTATTTTGAACAAAGGCTAATTGATACTAAATACGTAAAATGTGTTTCAGATTATGATATTATTAATGTTTGTAATTTAAACGTTTTATGTATAGGTGGAGGTATTAGTATTGATAGACAGTTTCGTATGCAAAATGATAGTGTTAGTATAGTTAGATATATGAAATATCATAATTGTGACTATCAAACTGCAGAACTGAGTTGTCTTAAATCATATTGGCCTGATGAGCCAGTAATATATCGTCCAAAAGTAGAAGAACACATTGATATTATTTGTAGTCATTCCGCTCCTTCTTTTTGTTATTCAAATGATAAAGGAGGAATTGTAAAAGACTTTGCAGCATACGATTCTGAGTTATTAAATGATATTGACAATGAGCGAGCTGTATTAGATCGAGTATATGAGGATTATAAGAATGAAGTAACACATTGGTATTATGGTCATTTTCATAAAAACCAAATGCAGACTATTAATAATACAATGTTTAAACTTTTAAATATTGGCGAAATTGTTCGACACTACTCAGACAATAACAATACATTGTAAGATAGTTGCTATTGAAGATGGTCAGTATACAGCTATTGTAGTAGAAGATCTGAATCGAATAGAAACAGATGATCTTAAATATGTTACTGTTGTTAAATGTCCAAACTGAGATATTTCTACTTTTGAAATTGGAGATACAGGTTATCTTCAATTTCAATATGTAGAAGGAGGAAAGACACAATGATACAACAAAGATTCAAAAGATTTTGAAATTTATAAATATACAAATAATTATTTTATAAGTTTTATTAAAGAAAAAGATATATGTAATCAAAAAGAATTTAATTTTTAAATATGCGTAAAGAGACCGAATTTGGCGAGAAGTTACGTAGCGTGTTAGAATCAATTGATTCCTTAACATGGAGAGATAAAAGTGGGAATGATGTTAAACTTGTTGATGCATCTGTAGAGGACTTACGTAAATGATATAAGCACTGTTATGAGATGTTATATAACGTTAGTCCCTGGAATCCTGGTAAGTTTATAGTTCGAGAAAATATTCATCGAACTTGAGATTCATGTAATACGGAACTATTTGTTAGATACATTCTTCATGAATGCGAAACTGATATTAAGACTAAGAAAGATATCTTAGATTATATTAATAAACAAAGAGCAGCATCTGAAAGGGATATACTAAATGATTCAATAGCAAGTATATTTAATGGTGTTCCTCCTATTTTTGAAAAAGTAACAGTAAATCGTCTTATGGACGCTTGTTTTGATAAACTTGATGTTCTTAATAAGAAAATGATTACTGATAAATTTATTTTAGCACAAGGAATTTGGCTAACGGACGAGGAAAAAATTGAGCTAACTGAAGTTGGCAAAGACGGTAAGGCAAGAAATAGAATGGAAGTTATTAAGGAACGATTGTGTTTAAATCCTGATATCAAATTAAGAGTTAGTCCTACAGGATTATCTTTTACAGAATTTAGATCTTTAGTTCAACTTAGCTCTTTACCAAAAATTTCTTCTTTAACCACAATTGCACTGAAAACACTAAGAGATAAGATCTTATTACTTTTAGATAATGATCTCGATTATCATATAAATAAATGAAGTACATTAATGTCTAATATTCAACGAGTTGCTGATGCTCGAAACATTGAAATTAATCCTCCTGCAGGAAATTAATTAGTACTAAAAATTTTATTTTTTAAATAAAAATTTGTATCTTTGATGAACAGAACGGAACGTCAAAAGCTTGCTATTAGACGTTGATTAGATAGTAATGGGATAGGTACGATTGTTGCTGCAACTGGATTTGGTAAGACCTATATGACTTGTATGTTGATAAAGGCACTATATAATAAAAATCCTAAACTATCTGTATTAATTGGAGTTCCTACAGAGGTTCTAAAAGAACAATGACTTAGAGAGTTGGCTAAAAACCAGCTCTTTTCTGTCTGTAAGGTAGAGATATTTAATACTATTGTTAAAAATCAATATACAGTTGATTTATTTGTAATTGATGAAATTCATTGCGCATGTAGTGAAAATAACATCAATATGTTTAAAGCTGTAAAATATCGTTATTTTTTAGGATTAACTGCCACATTTGAAAGATTAGATGGAAAAGAAGATCGATTATCTGAGTTTACTTATGTTTGTGATCGTATAAATATAAAGGAAGCAGTTGATAATAATTGATTATCTGATTATAGAAATTATAAAGTTTTAATTGATGTAGACTTATCTCTATATCATGAATGAAATCAGAAATTTCAAAATCTATTTTCTATATTTAATTTTGAATTTAATACAGTAATGAATTGTATTAGTCGTCCTGGTTTTGCAAGTAAATATGCAAAGAAAACAGGATGAAGTGAATCTCAAGTTAAAGGATTTGCAGCAGCTTGAATAAGAATGTTAAGAAAACGTAAGTCTTTTGTAATGTCTCATCCTAAGAAATTTGAAATAGCAGATAAGATATTAGATGCAAGAAGTAATAAAAAAGCAATTACTTTTTCAGCTACTATTAAAGATGCAGAATATTTTAAGAAACGAGGATATGTTTTACATAGTAAACAGAAAAAGAAGGAAAATAATACTATTATAGAAAGTTTTAATCAACAAACTGTAGGTGTATTAAGTACTTCAAAATCTTGTGACGCAGGTGTAGATATAAAAGGTTTAAGTGTTGGAATTATATTAAGTGGAGATAGTTCAAAGACAAGGACCACACAACGTATAGGGCGTATTATTCGATTTGAAGAAGGAAAAGTCTCTGAGATGTTTACTTTAGTTATTAAGGGAACCATAGAAGAAACTTGATATAATAATTCTAATTCAAACCAACAGTATATAACTATTGATGAATCACAATTAGATATAGTGTTAAGTGGAAAGGAGATTTCTACTAGACCAAAAAAAGGCATAATAGATATAGAACATAGATTTTAATAAATAGATCTAACGTAGTACGTTTGTTTATTTTTTATCGTATTATATGGAGTTAGATACGATTCTTAATATTATGGCTAAATATAAACTAACAGCTGATGAGTTACTGTTAGTTTATTTAACGTTTATTGCTCAAACAGAAAATGGAGATCCTAAAATAAATAGGAACTATTTTCGAAAGTGATATGAAGGAGGCGGTAAAGAGAGATTACGAGAATTATTCAATTCACTAAAAGAGAAAGGAGTAATCAGGAAAAACTATAACCCAAGTACTTATGATCCTGATGAAATTGAATTTAATCAGAATTTTATAAAACAATATTTTAAACTTTCTGGAGAGCTTGGCATGGAATTAGAGGATGCTTATCCAACTAATTTATACTTTAATGGGAAAACAGTTAGTTTAAAAAATATTGCAAAGAAATTCTTAAATATGTCAGAATTCTACTTCTGATATTCCTCTACTATTGGACATAGTATTGAAAAGCATCGTGAAATATTAGAGATACTAGAATGAGCTAAATCTAAAGATCTTGTACAAGTTTCTATGATTGAATTTGTTTCCAGTCAAAAATGGAAAGAGTTTAAAGAAATGCGAGATAAGGGAATTAATGGCAAAGTTAGTACTGAACAACTTTACGATACTGCTTAATGTCTATTGTAGATGAATTATATTCTGAAATTGACAATGGTAGAGAAGGTAGAAACTTAGGTTTAAAAACTGGATTGCCAAAGTTAGATTGATATACAGGTGGATTCCAAAAAGGAGTTTATAAATTAATATTTGGACAAAGTGGTTCAGGTAAAAGTTCATATGTAATATATTCTGATTTATATCGCATATTGCGAGATTATCCAGATAGAGATATTATACATGTGTACTTTAGTCTAGAAATGAGTTCAAAAGTTTTACTTGCTAAATTGCTTAATCTATATATATATGATACTTATGGAATAGAAATCTCTTATATGACATTAATGTCTGTTCGAGAAAAACTATCTGATAAATATTATAAGTATATCCAAGAGTCTAGAGTATGACTAAATTCAATTATACATAAACTTATTATCTTTGATAAACAGCTAAGTTCTAATACTTTCTATGGTAATATGAAAGAACTTCTAAAACAATGAGGTACTTTTCAAGATATCGATGAAGGTAGAAGAAACATTTATATTCCAAGTAATCCTGATAAAATAATAAATGTAATAATTGATCATGCTGGTTTATTAACTCCAGTTGATGGAAGAACTAAAAAGCAGGAAATTGATCAAACCTCGCAATACTGCGTTTATTTTAGAGAAAAGTGTGGAATATCTATTGACTTTATTATGCAAGAAAATAGAAATACAAGTGATGTAAATAGATTAAAAATGGATCTTGCAGAACCAACCCTTGATGATGTTAAGGATTCTGGTAATGCAGGTAATGACTGTAATGTTTGTATTGCAGTATATAATCCCATAAAACACCAACGCAGTACTTATAGAGGATATACTATTATTAATAAAGAATATCCAGAAGAATCTTTAGGTTCTGCTATGCGTGGACTAATATTATTAAAGCATCGATTTGGAGTTGCAAATAAAGTTTTTTGTACTGGTTTTCAAGGTAGTTTAGGGCGATTTGAGGAACTTCCTGATCCAGGAAGTATTGATTATGAAGTATATCAATCTTGAAAAGATGAGAAGTTAGAAGATGAAATAGCAAAAGATACAGCTGCAAAAGATGCAGAAGAAAAAGATAGCTTACAAAAACCAATATTCAAATTTTAAATATGGCTATCACATTACCAACAAACAAAATCCCTGCGGAAACTCAGGACCCAAGAAATTTAATTATTTTCTCAAAACCTAAATATGGCAAGTCAACGGCTTGTGCTAATCTTCCTGGAGCATTATGTATCGACCTTGAAGGGGGTGGATATGACTATATTGATGCTGTAAAAGTAAAAGCATCTTCTGTTAAAGATTTAAAAGAAATTTGTGCTGCAATTAAGGAAGCTAAATATCCTTATAAGTTTATTGTATTAGATACAATTACTAGACTTGAAGAAATGGTTAAACCATTAGCTTTAAAGTTATATTTAAATAGTCCTGCAGGACAAAAGTTTACAGGAGATGACGTACTTGATGCACCAATGGGTAAATAATTGTGCCCCTTTTAATAGAAATATTATTAGCAAACACTTTTAATTGCTGGAAAGCTAAGTCAGAAATGATATGCTAATCAGCAGCGAAGTTTAAAATTATGAATTATATAGGATATAAAACAAAAGCATTCGAAGTTATTAAAGAAGCGCCTATTGAATATCAAAAAGGATCTCATAAAAAGTATATAGTTCAGTGTTTAAAATGTGGGACTACTTTTATTCGAACTATTCAGAATATAAATAAATTTCAAGGTACAGGTTGTTTGACTTGTACACCTCGTTATTCAAAAAATAGTAAAGATAACGATTGACATTTATATATGCATTATAAAAATCACGCCCATTCTAAGAATAGAATTTTTAATATAACTTATGAAGAGTTTAAAAAAATAGTTCATTCGGATTGTTATTATTGTGGATCAAAACCATCTTATTTTAGGTCTATGATTCGTTATAGTAAAAATTCTAGTTTACAAGAATTAAATGGTGTAGATCGAATAGATTCAAATAAGGGATATACTAAAGATAATTGTGTACCTTGTTGTAAGATATGTAACCAAATGAAGTCTAATATAGATATAGGTACTTTTCTTACACAGATTTCTAAAATTTATAATTTTAAAAACGTTCAACGACTATCCCGAGAGGGAGTAGACTCAAGCGAGTCGAAACAGAGTGATTCTGAAAAGAATATGATATAGTCTGATCTATATAGAAATATATAGTTGATTCGTAATAGAATCAGACCACAATGTAGCGAATTGTGGTTGAACATAATTGGCAGGATATAGTGCTCTTCGTAAAGCATTAGAGATGGTTATTGACATGGTGTCTAAATGTGCACCTAATATTATTCTTATTTGTCATACAAAGGATTCAGCTATCGGTAATACTGATATGACTGCAAAGACTATTGACTTATTTGGAAAAGCAGGTAGAATTCTTGCTTCAAAGTCAGATGCTATTGGTTATCTAGATAGAGACGAAGATTCAAATACTATTCTAAGTTTTAATACAAATGATAAATTCGTAGAATGTGGTGCTAGACCAGAACATTTACGAAATGCAGATATAGTATTAGGAGAAATGAAGGAAGATGGAAACATTGAATTTCATTGGGAAAGGATTTATCCCTCACTTTTAAATCCTGTAGAAGTTAATATATAATCTAAGGATTATGCTAAAGGTATCTTTTGAATTTGACGAAGAATCGAAGGCTGTTACAAATGTTAAAGTTGTTAAAGTGCCTTCAAAATATGATAATATAGATTTACCAATTGTAGAGATAGGAGATAGTAAGTTAATTATGTCTCCTAAAGCCGTTAGTTTATTATCTGCACAATGCGGAGATCGGATAGCAGTTAATTATATCCAAAAAAGTAACGAGCTTACAATCCCAGTTATCGGTAAAGCTGAAGTATTTTCAGATCCTGAAAATGGGAACAAATTAACAAAAAGTAATACAGTCTCTTTTAAAGGGACTCAAAAAACAATTTTATCTAAATATGGTCAACTCTTTAAAATAGAGGAATGTAGACCTGGTATGTTTAAAATGATTAAGATTGATGAATCAGATCTTTCTAAAGCTGATACCGATTTAGATACAGAAAATTCAGATTTATTAAAAATTTAAAATTATAAGAATATGTCAATGTTTGATTTTAGTGTAGCAAAGAATGCAAATCAAGTAACTTCTACTTTCCTTCGTGGAGGAATCCATAATGTAACCTATAAAGGTATTGAATGAGTAGCTAGTCAGAGTGAAGGTAATTCTGATGCTTTTGTTTTGTTATTTGAAACAAAGGACGGTATCCAGCATCGAGAAACTATTTTTGATCCAAGTAATATAAGTAATTGTACTCAGAGAGCTACAACTCAGTATGGAGAAAATCCATCTGAAATGGAAAACTTTATGGTTAAGATTACTCAAATCATTAATGCTCTTAATCCTGAATTAGGTGCAAAAATTGCTGCAGGAGAAAAGATTGAAGTAAGTAGCTTTAAGGCTCTTGCTAAATATTTAAAGGAAAACTTAGCAAGTTCTGTTGGTAAGGAAACTCAAATCAAGTTAATTCCTTATAAAGGTTTTGCTAATATGCCTAAGTATGTTGCATCAGTAGGTAAAGATGGAGTAGTTCGTAGTAAAACAAAAGTTATTGGTGAAGATTTAACTTTAACTGCTAGAGAAAAGACTGATATTGAGAATGCTAACTCTGCACAACCTACTAACATGAAAGAACGGGATAAGGATTTAGACGATCTTAAGGAAACGTTTAATGTAAAAGGCTCAGAAGACGACTTGCCATTCTAAAAAATAATATAGTTAAATTTTAATGGTCTTTACATTAGAACCGATAAATATCACTAAAGAACTTATTTTAAGTAAAGTTAGTGAAGAAACTTTAATGGAGCATTACTTGGGCATTCCTGTAAAAAAAGGATTGTTCAAGTCTCCATTAAGGCAAGATAGTAAACCTACCTGCGCATTTTATAGGAATAGGAAAGGAGATTTAATATTTAAAGATTTTCGTGGAGACTTTTATGGAAATTTTATTTCGGTTGTAATGTATAAATTCGATTGTCCTTATGGCAAGGCTTTACAAATAATTGCTAATGACTTTGGAATAGTTTCTCGCAAAAATTTAACTATAAATAAACCTCTTATTAAATATACAAATCAAAAGTTTAATGATACTACTCAAGCTGTTATTCAAATTGAAGATAAGTCTTGAGAAGATTATGAACTTGAATGGTGATCTAAATATGGTATAGATAAAACTATACTAAAAAAGTTTCATGTATTTTCATGTAAAAATGTATTTTTAAATGGAAGTATATTTAGTTTACATAAAGATCGGCAATTAGTATTTGGATATTATGGAGGTATTCGAGAAGATATAGAACGTTGACGTATATATTTTCCTGGAAATATAAAGTATAAGTTTATTTCAAATTGAAAGTCATTTAGATTACAAGGTGCTCATGCACTTCCAAAAAATGGAGGAGAATATTTAGTTGTAACGAAATCTTTAAAGGATGTTATGACTCTTTATTCATGTGATAAAATTCCTGCAATAGCTCCAATTTCTGAAAATTGTTTTTTAACTGAAGCTCAATATACAAAGTTAAAGTCTAAATTCAACAAGATAATTTTATTCTATGATAATGACCTTGCTGGAATTGAAAACATGAATAAAATTCGTAAGAAATTTCCTGACGTACATGTATTATTTATACCTAGACATTATAAAGCTAAGGATATATCAGATTTTTATAAAATGTACGGAAGGACTAAAACTTTAGAATTAATTGAAAAAGCAAAAAACTACATCTCAGAAAAAGAAAACAGGAGCATACTGTAGAAATAAAGGACATAGATATGAGACAAAAATTGCTCAGGAACTTAGAAATCTTGGATTTACAGATGTAGTTACATCAAGATCTGAGTCTAAGAGTATGGATGATAAAAAAGTGGATTTAGTTGATCGCAGTGGTAAGTTACCATGTTATATACAATTGAAAAATACTGTTAATACACCTCAATATCATGCTATTAAAAAAGAATGTCCTTTAAAAGATAAACCTTTTATTGTAATTTGAAATAAACAAGTTAAGAAAGAAAAAGTATTTGGTTCTGCAGGAGAAGTAGTAATCATGGATAAAGACTTTTTCTATGAACTCTTATCAAAATTAATTAATGGATAGTTGTAGAGTAGTGTTCACCTCTGCTTCTGGACAAAAAATCATTATTGTATTTACATATGATGAAGAGAAGGATGAATTAAATTACGTCCCTCGATTTGAACCTCAAGTTGATGCAAAAACTCAATTAGGTTTGTCTGGAAAGTTATGTGAAATATTTTTAGAAGCATTATCTAGCAAAGATGGAACAACAAAAGATTAGATACGATTTGACTCCACAATATGGAATTGAGGAGGTCAACAAAATTCTTACAAGTAAATTAAGTAAGTACCAAGAAAACGAATGGAAAAGAGGTATGAAGTGGACGGATGTTCTCTCATCTCTTAAAAAACACTTGAATCAGTTCGAACGAGGTATTGATTATACAAA